CTGTACTCGAACTTTGCATCCTCTGGCAAGCCAGCGGATGAATCTTCGTGTGCAACCGAGTCCGACAATCCTTGTCCGACGCTCGACGCTCTCTTAATCTCAATCCGACCCGAATCCCAATTATATAGGGCGTTGTATATGGAGTGTTCCCACTCGAGCATTCCCTCACTAACATGCATATCAAATTTAGTTGCATCTAACCCTATCGCAACAGGGTTATCAAACATACTCCACTTGGTATGCAGTTCGAGAGCAATCTCATGAGTGTTCATTCCCTTCAAAACAACATTGGTACCATCACCAAAGCAACGCTTAATTGCTCTGTACATCCGGTGCTCAATGTGCTTGAGGTACCTCCCAACTGCCACATTATATTTGGGCCTTCTTGGCTGGATGCACCTAGGTGCACCCCCTGGCTTGACTTTTTCACATTTCACAAACGGGTTGCTATGAGAGTCTTTCTTGCTGACTCCATATATACTATACTCTTTCACTGCATTTTCATAGATCGTCTTTTTCCGACCAAAATACATCTGGGAGAACTCCTCAGGGGAAATCTTGGTGGGTGGCGGTCCAAACTTATGCAGCAAAACGGCACGAAATTTTTGTAATTTTTTAAATATGTACTTCTTGCAAGTTGCTGGTGGCGGCCTAAACCGATTACCAACCTTGCAATAGTACATTCTCTCTAGCAACGCACACTTAAGAGTGCCTATGTCCGGGTTATTAATTTTAAGAATCCGATTGGCAGCGCTAACCCCTTGGACTACATGCGCTATCCTACCGACTACTTTTACCTGCGGGTAGTGTTCCACGACCAGATCAGGATGAGTTAGGGAACTAACATGACTCACCCCGTGAAGCTTTCCCAGGCACCCTCAAGCTTGAGTCTTAGACTCAAGCCACTCCAGGAATTTAACCTCAGCCTTCCTGTACATTGCAAATGGACCCAGGGTAGCTCTACGAGCATCTAGTTCCCACTTGTCAACCACAAAGGCGGCTTCGATAATAACTGGCAG